TAGTATACGCGATAATTTGGACAATCTTTTATTTTTTCCTGTCCAATTATATTGCAGAGTTAAGCAGAAAGAAATGGACTGACTGGGTAGTTAGCGACGATAGCGATGACGTTTTGATGGATGCACTAAGCGTTATAGTAGATGAAATAGAAGATCGCATGCATGATAAATTAGAAACCTTTCAATCATCTTTTTTTGGTTCTTTGGGAGCTGCAAGCAAGAAGCTTGATGACGCTACAGGCCAAACAACAATTAAAGCATTAACCAAAGACAGCCCAATGATGGGCTTTGTTGCCGATTACATGATGAAAAGGGGCAATTTAGGTGCTTTAATGGGCCAAAACAGCCCTGAAACAGGGGTAAAACAGTCCCAAAACAACACTAAACTAGGGTTAAAGTAGGGTTATAATAGTTAATATAAATAATTATATAATTAATATATATGTATAAAGGCTTATTTTTATTTTTTGTTATTACTTCTTTTTTTCTAAAATAGAAATAATATATAATATATACTGCCTTGTAATGTGTAATATGGTGAGACATTGAACTTTGGACTAGATAAACAAATGGAAAGAGTAGTAGAAGTATTAGCACTGTCAGCTTTATTGCAGGCGAACCCAAATAAGAAAGTAGAAAAGAAATTAAGAGAATTTGCTTTTCCTTTAAGCATTGATTTACAAAATGCACCGCTAGGAATGCTAAAAGGGCAATGTCCAAAATGTAATAGGACAAAATGCAATGATGGAACATTACCAGCATTAAATAAAAATGAACACGGGATATGGTGCAATCGTTGTGAGGCTTATCTATGATTTGCGATAGATGCGATCAGTTTATTCCTAGTAGGGCTCAAAAGATAATAACCAATACTGGTTTTGGACAGGATCCAATAGTTAAAACATATTGTAGACATTGTTTTAAGGCGATGAGAAATGGGTAGACCAAAAGGCAGGTTTACAGCCGCTAAAACATTTACATTAGATATTATGACTCTTGAATGGTTACATCGTGAATGCTTAGAACAGAAAATAAAAGCGTCAGCATTGCTAACGCAGATTATAGAAAAGCATCGTATTGGTTTAAAAACCCAAGTCCCCAAGAATACTAATACAATAGATGTATATTGTAGCACGTGTAATGATTGGCTCCCTCACGATGTAGATATGGTTTGTAAGGGATGCGATAATATAAACTTAGTTCTAAAAGCAAAAATAGAAGCAAGACGCCAGATATAAGTAGCTACTCAGATATGAGTATAACGGGGTGCTCCGTAGGCAACGCCCCCACAAGGACAAACATGGTAGTAAGACGAGGCAAGAAACGAACGGCACGCAGAAAGCGATCCTTTTCAATAAATTTATTAGAAACTGGCGCAGGATTAGCATTTTTAGACGCAGCAAACGCAGGAACTGCTGCACAATCATTCATTAAAGGAGATTTGAAAGGCGGTTTAGATACCTTATCTAGCGCATTCAAGACGAACAAACAAGATATGATTAAAATCGGGGCTGGCACACTAGCCGCAAAACTGGTTTTAGGAAGTCTAGGTGGTTCAAAAGTATTAGGAGCAATAGGTCCGCTCAAATTGAGGGCCTAAGGAAAAACAATGGCAATAGTAGTAAGTAGATCAGAATCAGGAATGAGCTTGACCACATCTTTTGCGGCACTAGACAATCTAGCAGGGGCCTCTGTCTCTTCTAGTTTTACAGTTCCACAAGGTGTTAGCGCAATAAAAGCAATATCAATTAGCATGTCTAATGATGCAAACGAAGAAACTATAGGATTATGCAAGGTTTCTGGAAACGCTATGAGAGATGGAGATGCAGTTTTTACGGCATCAGCTATGGTTGTAGGAGCTACAGCAACAGGAACCAGCTCAAACAACATCCAATACGATACCGACCTAGGTGTTGTTAGCGGAAACAGTGTAGAGTTGTCCTTAGCAGGAACTCAAGCAGCTACAGTCGACGCAGCAGTAACAGTTACGTTCGCTTAAGGGTATTATGCCTTTAATCGGCGGCGGTGGATCACCTAATGTAAGTGGGGGAGGAGGTCCTTCATCAATAGGTAACACCTTACAATTTGCAGGAAATAATTATTGGTCTGGCCATTCTGGCTGGGTTGATACAGTAGATGGTACAGATGCTATATGGTTTAGTTTTACAAGTCCGTTAAGAGTAGCTACAATAGCAAAAGCATATTGGTCTTTTGATTATGCATCCTTAACAGGTGGCAAATATTATGGTATGGAATTAGAGATCAACGGACAAATTTTAGTACAACCACGTGCACGGGCAATAGGAACAGGTGATATACGTGGTAATCCTCTTGAAAATATGGTAGAATTTATTATGTTTGCAGGCGATACTGTAGTTATTAAAGGTCAAACTGATAACAGTTCAGCAGTTAAATGCGGCTGCACAATGGTAGTACAGGGGTTGTTTGAATAATGCCAAAGAAAAAACTAACTAAAACACAACAAAAGAAATTATTAAACACTGCACGAACTGCTTTAGGTAAATTATTAATAGAAAAAATTGCTTCAGGACAGGGCCCTATGTCTATACCTGCCTTAATTGATATAGGCAAAAAAATAGATTTGGCATTTCGTAAATTGTGAGCACTAAGATCTATAATGTCGAATTCCCCGACTGGCTTAATGACTCAAGAACAGTGGAACAGTTACTTGTTAGATTGGTGTTGGTCTATCTCACAGCAAGAGAAACGGGTGTCATGTAATGCCTTACGCACTAATACCAGATGGATACTCACTAAAGAGAGTAACAAAGCTACAGAAACAAGCAATAAACAGTAAGCGACGCCATGACAATGTTATGGCAATTTTAGAAAATAGTCAAACACCTTTAGTTGTTGCAGGTATAGTTACGGCATTTTTAGCAGGTAGGGCAGCTGATAGTATTATAGATGACATAAAAGAAACAACGGGGACAATTACTTCAGGAACTGAAAAAGCTATACGTGATAGTTTAGCAGTTGCCGAAAAAGAATTGATAACTGACCCTGCAAGCTGGTTTACAAAACAATTAGGCAAAATACAAAATGTAGATCTTAGTGCATTAGAAAAATTAGACATTAGGGAATTAGCATGAGCGGGTTACTTCCATTTTTGAAGCTTATCGTTGACTCGGGGGCAGTCTCACCAAAAGCCCCCACAGAAGTTAAAATCTTTGGACGCAAACGTAAACGTACTGGCAGAATAGCAACAGAAGGGCCTGCGTTTGGTGAATTAGGCCTTAAAAAATTCTTTTAATCTAGTTTGTAACTAATCCTTTATGGATATAGAGCCTACGATATTGATAGTATACGCGATAATTTGGACAATCTTTTATTTTTTCCTGTCCAATTATATTGCAGAGTTAAGCAGAAAGAAATGGACTGACTGGGTAGTTAGCGACGATAGCGATGACGTTTTGATGGATGCACTAAGCGTT